ATCCGATTCCGTCATGTTGAGACATTTCAATTTCCTTTAGCTCGACCAGCTTCTGGAGATTGCGTTGCACTTGCCTGACGGAACACCCGGCTAATTTAGCTAGGCGAGTCTGTGATGGATAGCAGCCCTCCTCAGGGTCATCCCCTAAATGCCACGCCAGAGCCGTCATGAGGGCTCGGGCTGTGCCCGTGCTATGAGAATGATGCAAGACTGCTGCAAGGGCTTCTAGGCTCATTCTGTGCCTTTCTAGGCTATACTGGTGATTGCCCATCGTGGTTGGGTGAGCCCATGAGGCTCGGGCTGTCACTTTTCTGTGGGTGACAGCCCTTTCACATTACTTGGCTTTTACAGATTCAGCTAAGTTTTTTATTGTGTCTAAGATTTCGTTATCAACTTGTGACTTTTCAGCTGAATTGTAAATAACTCTAAGAGTTTCCAAATCGTTGTTAGCTGCAGCTGTAGAAGCTTCCTCAAGGTAGTTGCGCTGGGCAGAGACAACCTTTAGCATTTCCTCCCTGGATGGACGCTTTACCCCTTTTGAGCTAAGGCCTAGGGTATTTAAACATCTGCCAAGGGCCGAGGTGCTAGCATTTTCTAAAAAATTATTGCGGTTTATATGTGAGCTGTTTCTGGTTTCTTGTGCAAAGTCAATAGAGCTTGGCCTTGCATCCTCTTTGTCAATAAAGGCTGAGGCTTTTACGACTACCTCGGTTTCATTTATGAGCACGATTTCTGTGTGTAGCCGGCCCTGGGGGTATTTTGCCCAAAACTTGGTAATTCTGTCTGATACGGGTTCATATAAGCTTAGGTCAAATGCCATTGTTTCCTCCTATTTGAATGTGATAAAGGGCTTGCCATTGCGTGCCTGTAAGCCAACAACCTTTTCGCCCCTGTAAAGACCGTATTTGATTCCGTTCATGAATGCAAGCACCGCCGACTTTTGTGCCTTGAGTGCGTTGTCCCAATAATCAAACTCTGCTTTTGTTGAGGTTAGGTTAGACCAAAGCGCACCAAGTTCTATTTCGCCGTCCTCTAGGCCTTCAGATAATTCCCTGACTGTTTCATAGGTAGAATCTGACCCGTCGTAGTCTGGGGCTTTATTAGCCTCTAGGAAGCCGTAGAAGCCTCTTACAGCCTCTTTCATGCTTGCGATAAGGGATTCATCCTTGACGACCTCAAACTCCCTGTAGTCGCCTCCTGCGACCGCTACGACCATTCCGCTGTCTAGGCCTAGAACTTGAAGGTAATGTTGAACTTGAAGGTTATAGTGCTCAGGCAGCTCATTCCAGTATTGCCGGGTAAACTTGATTTCTAAAACTGAGAGCTTGCCATTCTTCCATTCAATAATTCCATCTGGATTGGCTTTTAGATTTGGGTTCTCTAGTGAGGACCAAGTGCCAGTTTCGTAGACAGTCAACCATTCTTTATTCTCAGCTTGGAATAAGTCTCGAATAGCTGGCTCAAAAGCCGTGCCAAGTTTCATTGGCATAGATGGGTCTAACTGGTCAGAGATTAGACCAGACTTCTCAGCCCAAAGGGTATAGGCAGACTTCCAGGGGTTCTTATTCATGACAGCCCCGATGTCGGAACCGCCAATACCTTTTCTGGCATTGTGCCATTCAGGTGAGTTGGGCTCAAAGGTGCCCAGATACTTAGCGAAGCCTAAAGCCTCAATCTTCTGTGTGATTGTCATAGTCCGATACTAACGACCGGATGCGACATTATTTCTTTTTAGGCTTTTCTGATTCGTCAGCTATCTTGCCGAAGGTCTTGTTGATGTCGTTGATGTCAATTTTGCCGTCAGCTAAGTAAGAGCGTGACAGTTCTTGAGCCACATCAATAGCACCGGCAAAGGTTGCCATAGCTACAGCCTGACCAACCTCTAATCCTATCACGGACCCACCGACAAAGATACCGGTTACCTTTAGAATGATTACTGCGAAAGTTCTTCTAGCAATGTCTAGCCACATTTTTTATTTTCCTTTTTTTACTGGTTCATGAACGGGTGCTGGTGCAACTGGAGAATCTTCCGGTGTTGCCTTTGCGAATGATTCCCTAAGCTCCCAGGCGTCGATAGTTGCTCTAACAAACTTAAGTGGGTCAACAAATCCCTTTCCATCTGATGTCCAGCGATGAGTTCTTCCCTTACAGATTTCAAAGTGCAGATGACGTCCGGCTGAGGCCCCGGTGTTGCCCATGATTCCAAGCTTGAATCCGGGCTTTACAATCTCACCCTTCTTCACTTGTAGAGACCCCTCGACCATGTGAGCATAGCGAGTGACATAGAACTTGCCGTTTATCTTTGAGCGAATGTCAACGAACCATCCAACTCCACCAACAGAGCCATCCGGGTTTTTTAGCTTTGAAGTCCCGGCTGCAATTACCTTGCCTCGGTGCCAGGCTTCATTCCAGATTTTAGCCTTTGGGCCCCATAGGTCTACCCCGTTATGATGCTTTTTGTATTTCTCGATGGGATGTATTCTCCACCCAAAATCGCTTGTTACTTTCCAATCCTTTTTGAACTTTCCATCTAAAGGGAATTGTGGCTTGTTGTCGTTTCGCATTACTTGACTATCTGCTGGTTTATGGTTAGAACTCCATAAGCTGCAATTTGAACGTCTCCAGTTGAGGCATTAGAAACCTGAATGGCATAGACATAGTTTGAGTCCCGAAGTAGTGCCGTTTGCTCTGGGGTAAAGGTCAAGGTAATCAAGTATGTGGAAGCGTTGATGGATGGTGTTGCAGAAATTACCAAACGGTCAAAGGTTGATTTTCTAACTTGGGCCGTTGCTGTGTATCCGGTAAGGTTTACAATGGCCTCGTTTGCGTTTCTATAAACAAAAGTTTTTACTAACCTTGCACCTGCGTCGACTATAAAGTTATTTTGCTGAGTCATTATTTTCCAATCGCTGTAATTATTAGTCCGGCTATTGATAAGACCGAAGATGTTAGTCCTGTGTAGGCAATTTTCTCAATCCAAGCTAGTCGGGCTAGGGTTAGCTCGACTTCTCGAATGCGGTCTGGGACGTCATCTAAATGGTCCAGCTTTTGCAAAACTTTGACAAGGATTTCTCCATGCTCGAGTTGTTTCTTGTAGATGTCAGCCTGGGTAATCCTGACGCTCGATGATTCCTCAGCCATTATTTCTCTGCTGCCGGCTTGCTCTGGGTCTTTTCAACTACCGAGGCTATTGGCTGAGAGCATGGGCCACAGGTAAATTGTTCTGCGTCCGTTGCTAGTTCTATTTCAATTGAGTTGTTAGGGCAAGCTTCTGTTGAGCAAGTTAGTTTGTAAGTTTTCATTTTTATCCTGCCGAGGTAGTAGCGGTCATTGATGTTGCAACCCAGTCGACTGTGTGGGTCGATGTAAAGGTTCCACCAGTAGTTAGTCGGATGGTTACAGTTGCTCCAGTTGTGCTAATGCCTCCAACTGTTGCAAGCATGGCGTTGTTTGAGGTGCAGGTCGCTTGGAGGTTGGGCGCAACACCAAATCTTGAGGCTGTAAAAACAATTGCTCCGCTTGCTGTGACTGCTCCAGTTCCGGTTATGGTTACTGTTCCAGCTTGGACTGCATAAGGCAAAGGACGCCATTGAGTTGAGTAAGTAGATAAGTTTTTGCTATCAGCGGTAAAGGTGACCTGTCCTTCTGCTGGCACTCCAAGAGCTGTGTTTCTAGCTGCGCCTGTTGCATAAGTCTGGACGGCCTGTTCCATCAGGAATGAATTTATATCGGAAGCAGGTAGCGTATCCCCATCTAGGAATGTTTTTCTTGGCATTAGTTTCTCCAGAGCTCTAAGTCCACTAGCCATCCATCGGCTGTGACTCTATTGGTTATCTTGTTTATTAAGTAGGTCTTGTCTATTGTGCCAGATTCTTGAACAAACTTCACTCTAGCTGTCTCGGCAGGTTCAGCGTCAACGATGTCGGTAAGGGTTCCTAAATCGTCAATTCCGTTCAAAGTGAGACTGGTTGGAACTAACTGCGAAGTTGTAAGCACTAGCCTCTCAGCCCATTCTGTCTTTAGGGCTTCGGTTGCAGCTGTGTTTGCACCCTCGTTTACCGTTTCAATTTCTACATAGTCGCCAATACCTAATTCTATGTTTAGACGGTCGCCAACTTCAAGCCCGCCAACTACACCACCAGCTCTAGCAATTTGTATCAACTTATCAATTTCAGTAGAGAATGAGACTGGGCCTAAGCAGTAATGACCAGCAATTGTTTCGTCGTTGGTAATTGTGTAATTGGCAGCTGCGCTCAACCTTGTGTTTATTGTGTTATTTGAGACGGTCTTGATTTCCACGTGATTGTAATTGTGAGCTGCCGTTCTAGATACTCTATTGTCGGCCCAAGTCGCCCCAAGTTCTGCCAGCATATAGTTATTAATATATTCAATCATTGAGGTCGGGGTAGTTCCAACAAGCGGAGCAGCGTAGGGCACAACAGTAGTCCAAAAGCCAGTCGAGCCTTGCCTTCTAGTTTCTATTTCCCAAGTCCTTGCAAACGGCATTGGAATGCCATTCAAGAGATAATTCATGTTTGCGTCTAATCCTCGAGTCCCCGGTGCTGCCGGAGGAATTGGCTTGATAAAACTTTGGCCAGGTCGATTCGACAAAAAATACATGGCGTCATAAAGCGTAAGGTTTACCAAAGCTTGACTGTTTGCCTCGTGGGAT